TTACATAATGCTTTTAGCTAGATCAGAAAGCAATTTAGTAACAGAACCGGTATTAGAAATCAAAATGTCAATACATTTTCCGATAACACTCTCAACGCCTTTTTCTTTTATATAGTGCATGAGCGTTGTCTTTTCGGCATCAGAAATACTAGCATCACGAATCATAGATTCTAGTTTATTAATAGTGTCTTGATGGATTTTAATAGTCACTGAATTTAGTTCATTGCCAATGGAATCCTCATTTATATAATTAAATCCTTTTGAAGTGAGAGCCATCTTAGGCAGGATATATCCGAATTTACCAGTCCCGCTTAACTGAATTGCACCATCTTTAATTAAACCTTGATCTTGTAAATAATTGATATTATATGCCAGTGTATCCTTACCAATACGTGTCTCTAACTCAGTAAATTGACTATTGCTTATTGGTTTCATTGGATAATTGCGATTATTTAGTGCTATCAAGATATCACGTTGTATTTCAGATAAAGAAGTCATTCTTATTGCCTCACATTGTAATGGAATAATGATAATACAATAGAGCGTTGCAACATGAGTATTATTGCGATCAATCCAAAATAACTAGCTGTCATTGTTATTGAATGAAGACGCAAAAGCCCTCGATCAGCAGTAACCCACCACTTAATCATTCATATCGCTATTAATAGTGAGGAATACGCACATAAGGAATTAATTATGGGTGATGTAGGAGATAATTTTCGCGCATACAAGGAAATGGTAAAAGAACGGAAATTAGAGCGACTTAAAAATAATACGGAACAACTAAAGGATATAGATATTCCGTACACCAGAGATTCAAGTGGAACTATTCACTTTCAAACAAAGAAAGGAAAGGTTTTATTTTACCCAACAACAAATAAGTATCAGCACAAGCGAAACGTTAAACGAGGCGGATTACTTAAGGCTATTGAGCTAGCAAAAAGCCTAGGAATTTAACCAACCGCACCAACACCAAAGAAACCATATAACAATCGCTATCTCAATAGTGAGAATTTCGCATGAACATAGACACTATATTCAGCGCCCTACTTCTATTCGCAGTCATTTCATTAAGTCTAATTATCGCAAGGTAAATTATGAAAATTAACCAAGATATTTTCCGTCTGGCGCAAGCTCAGGCGCAGGTAGCTATTCGCCAGAAATGTGAGGATATCTGGTGGTTAGCAATGGAATTACTCAAAGAAAGCTACCGGGAGGGTTTATGAAAATAGCCTTCAAAAATGCTCAAGGAATGAGGGTTAACACAGACGGCAAAACAGTCATGGAATTTGACGAAAGTAGCAAGCTCAGTATTGAGACAGGAAGTTTCAGTGAGTTGGCTAAGTTAACGGAGATTGACTCAGTTGAGGCAATGGAATATGTGCTCGATTGTGACGATGAATCGCTTGAACGGACTATCAATGCGATTGGCAAGGAAGCCTTTATTAGCAGGGTGTTGCGCGTTTCTAAGCTAAGGAGGGTTACGTGACTCAGATCCTAGATATGTGCTGTGGTAGTCGCATGTTCTGGTTTGACAAGGAAGATAACCGAGCAATTTACAGTGATATCCGCACAGAGAAACATATTTTGTGTGATGGCAGAAAGCTAAATATCACACCAGACATTATCGCTGATTTTAAAAACCTCCCCTTCTCTGACGGTTCATTTTATCAAGTTATATTCGACCCGCCTCATTTAATTAGAGTTGGCCACAATGGATGGATGTTTAAAAAGTATGGGCGATTAAATAAAGAGTCATGGAAAGACGATTTATCAAAAGGATTTAGTGAAGCATTTAGAGTGCTTAGGCCAAACGGAACATTGGCATTCAAGTGGAATGAAACGCAAATACCTACCAAGCAAGTTTTAGCGCTAACTGACCAAAAACCAACAATAGTACAGCGTGTCGGCAAGAACGATAAAACGCATTGGGTACTGTTTATTAAGGAGGCGTGATGAATCCTTACCATGAACTTGACGCAAGGGAAGAACGCAAACAAGAAGAAGCGTCATGGATTGATGCAAAGGACGCGGAGTTAAGTAATGTCGCATTTAACGTGGTTGATGGATTACCAAAAGACATTACCAGTCAATGGAGTGACAGCGTTTTCGATATGACAATTGATAGTCTTTACAAGGAGTTAAAGAACTATCAAGAACGTAGGAGGATATCGTGACAAATGCAGTTCAAAAAATATATGAGGTTGTAAATCCTCTTAAAAATGAGTTCGAACAAGTGTGTAGTGAGCCAAGCATAGCATTCAAAAGGGAATCTGAATTTGCCATGCAAATATTCGCGAACAATGATTATCTAGCAAATGTTGCAGTTAATAATCTTGTGTCCGTTCGTAGTGCGATCATGAATGTCTCAGCTATCGGAATTAGTTTAAACCCAGCGCAAAAGTTGGCTTATCTAGTTCCTAGAGATAAGAAAGTATGTCTCGATATTAGCTATATGGGATTGATGCATATAGCTCAACAATCACAGGCTATTAAGTGGTGTCAATCAAGCATTGTTCGACAAAATGATAATTTCCAACTCACATCAATAGATACCGCACCCCGACACGAATACAACGCCTTTGCCACTCAGGATCAGAGAGGTGAGATTGTTGGCGCTTACACAGTAGTAAAAACAGAAGATGGAGACTATCTAACTCACACAATGGCTATTGCTGATATTTACGCAATACGTGACCGTTCATCAGCATGGAAAGCTTGGATAGCAAGGAAAAAATCCTGCCCTTGGGTAACTGATGAAGAACAGATGATCCTAAAAACAGTAGTGAAGCAGGCGGCTAAATACTGGCCACGCAGAGAGCGTCTAGATAAGGCTATTGACTATGTTAATACTGAGGCTGGAGAAGGTATTGATTTTGGAAGCGAGCAACAAGAACCAAAGGACATAACGCCAGCAAGTGATGATCAATTAAAGGCTATCACGGACTTGATGCTTAAAGTTAATGGCGAATGGAGTGACGCATTCTTCACATTCATTAGTAAAAAATTCAACCATCAAATATCCCATCCAGAGCAATTAACCGCATTTGAAGCCAATACCATTATCGATATGCTAAGGAAAAAGGCAGAAGGAAAATGATTAGTAATGACATCATTCTAAGCAAAACAGGCATCGATTTAACAAAAGTAGAGCAAGGAAGCGAGGAATGGATGTCTGTCAGGCTCGGAGTTGTAACCGCCTCTGAGGCATGGAAAGTTATCTCTAAGCCAAGGTCTGGAACAAAATGGTCAGACACAAAGAAAACATATTTAAATACCCTTATTGGTGAAGTTTGCACGGGAGTTTACAAGGAGGTATCAGCAAGGACGCTGGAATGGGGTAAAAACTACGAATTAGAAGCAAGGATGACATTCGAGTTTTACACCGGATTAACGGCAAAGGAAGTGCCAATAATATTCAAAGACGAGCAACTACGGATGGCTTGCTCACCCGATGGCATTTGCAGTGATGGCTCAGGATTGGAGCTTAAATGCCCGAACAACACGGACGTATTTATTGACTTAGCATTGAACGGAATCGATGCAATGAAAAAGGAATATGTGGCTCAAGTTCAATATTCCATGTGGGTTACAGGTAAGGATATCTGGCACTTTGCAAATTTTGACCCACGAATGCCGGCTGGGAAAGAAATCGCATACTTCCCTGTTGAGCGTGACGAAAAAATGATGAAAGAATTCGACGAGTTAGTGCCTGAGTTCATCGAAGTAATGGATCAGGGATTAAACAAGTTAGGCATTCAATTTGGCAATCAATGGAGTGTATATGGCAATTAACACAATAACAGTAAGTGGAAACTTAGGTAAAGATTGCGAACAACGATGGACACCAAATGGTAAGGCGGTTGCATCTTTTAGTTTGCCAGTAAAGCAAGGTTACGGAGAGCACGAAAAAGTATCTTGGGTTATCTGCAAGATGTTTGGCTCTAAAGCTGAAAAGCTACCTCCGCACCTAACCAAAGGAATGAAGGTTATGGTAACTGGTGAGTTCGTCATGGAAGAATGGACAAGCCAGAACGGTGAGAAAAAATCAGCGCCAGTAATTATCGTTGATCAATTGGATTTTGGCGGTAACAGCGGTAATCAGGCAGGAAGCCAAAAGCCACAGCAATCAGCGCAACAACCGCAAGCACAACAGAATGAGCCACCTCAAGATTGGGATGAACAAATACCCTTCTAACCACCCTACCCGTTTAACCAAAGGATATAACCATGAAAACACCAAACAAATTGCAAAATTTCATTTATTACTTAACTAAAGATGCCGCCAGAGATTCATTTGAAGAATGGCTAGAAGAAAATGAAATTAGCGATGATGAATACGAAGAAATAAAAGAATGGTTCAAGCAATTTGATATTAAGCCATACGTTTAATTACAGGAACTCATCGCAGGGATGCAATGAAGATGAATGAATATGAGTAAACAGATGGTTTTAGTTGCAAGAACAAATAAGGTTGGCTCTGACTCTGAAATCTCCTTAGGAATGACCGAAGAAGAATGGAATGAACTAGATGAAGCAAATCAAGGTGTAATTATTGGTGATGCATTAGAGACACTTGTTGATTATTGGGTGCAACCAGAAGATTAAGGAAGCATTTTGACAGTGGATTAGTCACATGGATGTGAGTATGATTTCTGCTTTAAATAAGGAGGGATTATGTCAAACAAGGGCGATAAGCTTTTAACTTTCGTACTAAAGTGGTCATTTATAATTATATTATTTACCACTGTTTTTCTTCTAGGTTTTTCTTTTATTTATTATTCACAAATAAGCCTAGATAGTGAAATATCATCATTTTTTAGCTTCTTATCATCACTTGGTATTCTAGCTACTATTGGTGTTTATTTTTGGCAAAGGAACGATGCAAAAAAATTAGCAAACGAAGTAGAGAAATCAATTCTAAATATGATTATTTCCGAGTGTCAAAGGGTTGAGAGTGAATTACAACATGCTGAAAATGTTTTTTCTATTTTAGATAAAATAGAATTAATAAATATAACAAGTAAAAATAATGGAGATATATTTATAATAACAAGCATTAATGAAAATATGCGCTCTAGAACTAATTATCTTAAAAAAATCGAACTATCCAGCATTGAGAATCTACTAGGATTAGCAACAAGTACAAATAGCAAATACATTGAAGTCATATATTCCATGATGGTAGATATAATGCGCTCTAACGAAGAACTTAGTCTTTGGTTACTCTCTGATAATGTAATTTATGAACATGTAGGTCTATATAAACGTAGCCTATACGATATAAGATATTTAATTTATAGGATAACAACTTCCCTGCACTAGCAGGGTTTTTTATACCTAAAACTCGGAGTAAGTATGGATGAATCAAGACAGAAATTTGAAGATTTTATTAAGTTTCACATGGATGATGCAGAAATAAATAATAAACTCGAAACAGCAAATAATGGATTAAATTACGCTGACCATCATGTAGATATTATGTGGATTGTATGGCAAGCATCACGCGAGAGTTTAGATGTTGAATTGCCATATAAACATCAACCTAAATTTTACTCATATGAAGATGGTATAAATACAGGTCTTAATATGTGCAGAGATATATTAATCAGTAACGGAGTGAAAGTAAAAAATGAATGAAAAATACAGAGCCGAACTAATTAACGGTAAACCAGTTATTTTATTAAATGGAAATATGATTGAAAAAGGATTTATTTCATATTCAGATGCAGAAAGAAGAGCTAATAACTTAAATTATAAATTCAAAGTAGCCCACACATATAAGATTAAATAACCATGCAAATAATCGGATATGTATTACTCATGCTAATACAGGGTTCTGCTGTGCCTGTAACGGAAGATATATACACGCAATCGGAATGCGATAAACACGCTGAATATTTAATGTCAGTGAGGAATGTTGAAGTTGTTTGTGGTGAGGTATGGAATGAAAGATAAATATTATGCTGGACTAGAAAATTACGAAGATTGTATTGAGATTGAACCGACAATAAAGGATTGCTTTGTTTTAAATACTCCATCTTGGAATATGGATGTGACAAAACAAGACTTAATTGATATCAGAAATACCATTAACGAAATACTAGAGGCTGATAATGAATAAATTAATAATTACCTCTGTTGCAATATTATTTTTATCCGGTTGTGATGAGTTAAAAGAAGGCTCAGCTATCGATATGTATCATGATGACCAAAGATATGTGACATGCTATGTGTATAAGTCAGGTTATGCAGGAGGCATTTCCTGCATCCCTGATGATCAACTACCTAATCATGATAAGAGATAGTAAGAATGAAAGCTGATTATGGAGGTAGTCATACACCAAAGGAACTGCGTGACAGATGGCAAACTCCCCTACCTTTATTCACAGCATTGGACGCTGAATTTGGTTTTTATTTAGATGCCGCTGCCGATAAAAATAATGCTCTCTGTTCTCATTACCTCACCGAAAAAGACGACTCGTTGAATTGCGACTGGGAAAGTTACGGAGCGATATTCTTAAATCCTCCTTACAGTGAAATTCAGCCTTGGATTAATAAAGTCGCCGAACAATGTAAAAAGCAATTACAGCCTATCGTGATGTTAATTCCTGCTGATACTTCTGTTGGTTGGTTTAATTCTGCATTAGAAACAGTTGATGAAGTGAGATTAATTACAGGAGGAAGAATATCTTTTATTAATGCAGGAACAAACAAACCAGTCAATGGGAATAATAAAGGCTCAATGCTTTTAATATGGCGACCATACATCAAACCACGAAAGATAATTAATACTGTCGATAGAGACGAGTTAATTAATATCGGCAATCAAATATTAAATAAATGGAAAATAGCATAGGTGAATTATGGATATTATCGACTCAGCAAGCGAAATAGAACAATTACATATTCAAGCTTCATTATCAAATAGAAAACCCGCAATTAAATCATATAACGGAATGTGTATTTGGTGTCGTGAAGAACCAGTTGCAATTAATAGCGCATATTGCAGTAAAGATTGTGGTGATGACCATGAACAATATAAACGGAAGAATGGATAGTATTGCATTAGAAAATGCACGACGACAGATAGCAAAGGAATGCTTAATCGAACTTAGAAGCCACGGAATACCAAGCGACAAACTGACCACTCAGATCCTCGATAAATACACACCAAAGTTTAAGCCTTTAAATCACATGAATTATCAGGACAAGATGGTTCTATCGTATTACCTACGGAAATTACAAAAGGAAGAGAAAGATGGATGACAATATTCCAAAATTTTTAATTTGTAGAAGTAAAATTCAAGGGATGCTAGGTGGAATATCTCGCACAACATTCTGGAGAAAAAGACAAGAATGGATCGCTCAGGGAACGCCATTTCCAGAACCCGATAGTAATTACGCCCCTATTAACGGAGGCGCATTATATAAATACAATGAAGTTATTGAATTTTTCAAAAGCAAAGGTTATTCAGTGCAGGATAATATGTGAGTCGCCAAGCTATTTACTGCATCTATTTGCTCTTTTATATATTCGTGTTGGTCATAAACGGAAAGAACTCCACCAAGTTTATGGCCTAACACTTTTTCAGAGACGTGAGGAGGAACGCCAAGCTCACTCATTTTTGTCTTTGCGGTTCTGCGAAGATCATGCATACTCCAATCATTAACCTTCATTGCATCACCAACCTGAATAGCCATGTTTAATAATACACTAGCGGCCATTGGCCTATCCTCTTTCAGGTTTGCAGGAGGAAAGACTTGTTTAAAACTTGGGTATAATGAAAAAGCTTCATTTAATAAAGAAACAGCCTCATCAGACAATCCTCTACTAAATCCATCCCTTGTCTTAGAATTCTGATCGGGAACTGTCCATATATTGTTTTTTAAATCAAATTCTGATTTTTTAGCAAGTCTAAGTTCGGCACCTCTACATCCTGTTAATAAAACCAACTTAATAAATATTTTGCTTTGCTTAGTCATATTGGTGTTATCGACAGCCCGCCAAAACATACCAATCTCTTTATCACTAAAATATCGCCTTCCTGCCTTTGGCTTCATCCCCACATCATCAGCTCTTAATTCAGAAAGTGGATTAACAGCCAATTTTCCAGAACGAATGCAGTATGAAAATATCTGCTTCATTTTTGAAAGAATCTCGGTTGCCATTGTTGGAGATCCGTTATCTCTCATTTTCTTAAAAACAGGCTGCCAATGAGCTATAACCATATCTTCAGCAATCATTTTACCAACACTAGTGGATACGTGACGATGTAACGCCCTCTTCCAGAAATCATGTTTTACTAACTTCTGCGCGTTAGGGCTTTTTAACCATTCATTTATACACTCGTTTACTGATAGCTTTTTACCCTCATCAGCTATTTCCATTTCTTTGGCAATAATTGGATCCTTGCCTTCCAATAATATATTCCTAGCTTCTTGAGCTAAATTCCTAGCATCTTTAAGAGATATGGTCCCATACTCGCCAAGCGTCATCCTTCTAGGGCGCCCATTAAAGCGATATCTGAATTGGAAGATAATCATACCCTTTGGTGTTACTCGAATAGATAATCCCTGAGCATCAGCTATCTCAATACGCTTTTCTATTGGAGCGTTATGAAGCTTTCTTAGTTTCGCATCTGTTAGCATGTGTACATCCCTTTAACTGTGTACACAGGTATGTACACAAATTTAATGGCACGAACTTAAACCGAATGAAACAGAGTGAAACATACGAGAAAGGGAAACTCAATATCTATATAGTGTTAGATTGGTTTTTTGAAACAGATTGGAATTGGTTGGAATAACTTTGATGGCTTATACGCAAGATCACTTGTAAGCTTTTTATTTCGTATGTATTCAGTACGTTACGACAATTTTCTCACTTTACCTCGCGAGGTTTGCACATAGAGATGAACACTTACTTATCAAGTAAATATCTATAATATCGCTGAGCCTTATCGTAACTCGGGGGGAATTTTATCACAGACAGCAAAGATTTATAGCTTTATCTCATAGGTAATTTTAACGTTTATTTTTAATACACAGAGAGATAGAAATTTTTATTTAATTTGTCTACCATAATAAATAAGCGGAAACCGCGGCTTTAAAAAAACTTATTCTGGGGCGGTCCAGATTTTTATTATAAAAGGTATATGCATGTTTTATCTAAAACCCCGCCCTCGTAAATTAGTTTATGCTATTACTTTTGAAACTCTCGCGATTTTATTAAGCACTGTTTTACTGACCATATTAAGCCAAAGTCAATCACATAATTCACTCCCTGTTGCAATTGCGGTTTCTGTTATTGCTTTGATTTGGAATTATATTTTTAATTCTTTCTTTGAATTAATTGAGTTAAAATTAACAATAAAAAAACGGACTGTCATAGTACGACTAATCCATGCAATAAGTTTTGAATTAGGTTTATTTTTCTTTACCATTCCACTTTATATGTGGTGGTATAATGTAGGTTTTATCAAAGCAATAAGTATGGAAATAACTATATTAATCTTCTTCTTTATCTATACTTATTTATTCACGCTTGCCTTCGATAAATTATGTCCACGGATTTATTCAGTAGGAAATAAAGTGGGGTAG